TTATTTGGTGGGATTGAGTGGTTTTTCTTTTCTGATGTAATGTTGAGTAGTCCGTGCAGAAGTATGGCCAAGTTGTTTTCTTGCGCGCTCATCATCAATCATTAATGAAAGGTCTGTTGCTGCTTTCGCGCGAAGATCTCTCAATTGCACTTGGTTGATCTCTTCGGCTAGCTCTTTATATTTTCTTGATGCCGCATTACGGGTATCTTTGAAATAATCTGTAAGCGATCTACGTTCGAGCTTTCGCCCCCATTTATTCGTAAATAGAAACTGATTTTCTTCAGTGATCCTCTTGTCGATAATCTCTTTTAATTTACCTATGACTTTAATAGCAACACGTTTACCTGTTTTTTGCTGTGTAATATGCAGTAAATCGTTGTAAATGTGCGAACTATGGATTTTAACCACGTCTATTGGGCGTTGTCCGGTTAAATACATTACATCCATAATGTCCTTCATATCCCCTGTGGCGCAGTCGTAGATTTTATCCAATATATAATCTTCAATGTACACATCACGATAATTCACTTTGAATTTTTTAACCCCTGTTGATGGGCTGATCTTTTCAGTGTAACCCCATTCTCTCGCCATGCTCCAAATGTGGCCAAATAACCCAACTTCAATATTTGCGGTTGGTTTAACGTCTTTTCTCCAATCTAAATATTCACGAATATGTATAGGCTCTATTTCATCAAGGGTAAATGGTGGATCTTGGAAGTATTGGCGTAATTTCTTTATTGCCTGAATGTTTGAATTTCGAGTGTTCTTCGCTTTTTTAAGCGGCACAACTTCTTTTTCATATCGCTCAAGCACTTCAATGAAAAGGATATTATCTTTTTTCGTCAGATACTGCATATTAAGCTTTGCTGCTTCCAGAATAGCAATGTGCTTATCTTTACCTAAAGCAACTTCTTTTTTATCTGCCATCGTGTAGTAGTAATAAACCACGATTGAGCCATCCGCTCTTTTTCGATTCCGGCACACTAAACCTTGTGGCAATCCTTGATTAATTCGTTTTCTTGGACGTGCCATAATATCCCCCTTACTAACCTAATACTGCAGACCGCCTTCTTTCCTTTGTTTGTGTAATCGGCTGCACTTTCTCACCTTTCAAAATTTTGTCACCATCAGATCGTAACACAAGCGGGAATTTTCTATTTCCTTTTGGGTGAAGGAAAGGAATTCCAAACTCATTCAAGCTTTTCATCTGATATTTAGGGCAAACATATCCAGTTATTAATGCTAATAATTCTGGACTGCAGTATTCATCAAAAAATTCTCTTCCCATATACTCTCCAATAAAAACCGCACATAAAAAGTGCGGTAAGGTTCCGTTACAATAAATACTTTTAACCAAGCTATTCACCACGGCTTGCAAATGTCAGGCACTTCAATAACCATAATTTGCTCTGGTTTTATTCTTTTGTACTTAATCCAATATTGGACGATTTCCAATGCTTCGCCTTGTGTGACCGTGTGCTTTGATTCTCGTACTACAGTCCATTCACGCTTAAATTCGCACTCAATAACGATATATCGCTTGCCGTCCATTACTTGTAATTCGTTGCGGAAAAACATTTACACCCCTCAATAATAGCCATAGTTTCAAATTAAAAATAAATACTTCCTCTTGGCGTTTGATTCTCGCCGCCCTAGCTCGCCATTCTGCGTACTGCAAAACAGCGGACACAATCACACAGTACCAAAACAATAAGTCATTCATTACTAACCCCCAGCAAGAGGGCAAGGACTCTCCCAAAGATAATCATCAAAGTTAGTGCATTTATCTAGTGTCAGATCGCCTTTTATAATCTCTAACTCCTGATTAAATTCTTGTCCGTACTCAAACCCATAAAACCTAAAATCAACATTAAATTTTTTGCTTAATTCAACCATTTCAGGTGGACTTAATACCCATGCAGCTGAGATTGGGACAACAACGATATACCCATTCTCCAACTCATATCCCTCAATGATTTCATTTGGGTTGTCGCAAAAAACACGTCGAGCTCCTTTGATTGCTTGCCCTCTAATGTTTTTGATTTCTAACGTGCCAAATTCATCAATGTCACACTCGCAACCTTCAATGCACTCCGTTAAAAAATGCGTTATATCAACAGATTCGCCTCTAATTTTTAAATCTCCTACACACCAATTTGGCATAATCTATTTCTCCGGTGGTTGTGGCAGTGGTTGCCAGTGAGTAACAACATCACACTTACCATCAATTTCAGTCTCAAATTCGTTACCGTCTACCATGTGCCCAATAAAAACTCGCATTCTTTCTTCGCTATCGTTATATGGTATGCCATATAGCAATACATCTTTTGAGGTAATACCATAAAAAACTGTATGATATAATTTAGGTAATCTCTCCGAACACTTAATCCAGCCATTATTTTCACTCATTATTTAATCTCCTCAAGTCTCAAATTTAAAGTTTTGTTGTAGTAGTTAAACGCGTCTTTAAACAGTGCTTTGCTATTGATATATTCCCGTGGCGATATTGGCACGGTCGGAAATTTGTCCAAAAATCGCCAATGCTTAGCGAGCTCCGCAGGAGTTTGGATAAATGCTTGTTTTTCCGCTTTTAATGCCAAAATATCAGCGGTTTTGACGACAATCTCCATTTCGGCTTTGATGCGTATCTTAAATTTATCTCGGATAACCATTTCGAATGCTTTTTCGATTTTTTTGTAGTCCGGCAATAATTGTTTTAACGGGCTGGTAACATCTCCCAAAAAAGCCTCTTGGGCGTCGTGCATCAAAACTGCAAAAGCGGTCATATCATCAACTTTCAAGCACGTTTTAGCTATTGCCCCGGCAAAAACACTGTGATCAAGCACGGAATAATGCACATCTAATTTGCCACCGAATCGTGGAATCATTGCTAAATGATGAATAATATCATCAATATGAATGTCGCTATTTTGTGGGTTGGCAAAGTCGATTAAACGGTTGCCATGTGTGATAAATATGCTCATTTTTACTCCATCATACTCTTCATAAAATCAAGCCATTTTTGAGCATCTTCTCTTGCGCGGAAACATTGCCCATTTTTGGAATTTCCTGTATCAAAAGTACTGTTTTCAAAAAAATTGTTTATTTTAAAAATTTTAAACCCACAGATGTAAAAATAAGTATCGCCTTGTGTAGGAGTAAACGGCTTAGGTAAATCTTCAATGCTAATCTTTGGCTCTTCCCACATCCCGATTATGTCATTTGATTTATAACATTCGCGATGACATCTCCCATCTTCAAGCCAAAAATAAAAACTATTCTCAATAAATCCGTCTTTATCAAAAATTAATCCTCTTAGAGGATATGTAGAATTTCTCCCATCTGGAAAAGTGTATTCTTCTGGAATTATATAGTACACAATGGCCTTGCAGCCATTTCTAAGCATCACTGGCTCACCATTTAAAGCGGCTTCCAAGTTAAATTCTTTCATTTTATTTCTCCTAAAACAAAAGGCGCTCACTTGGAACGCCTATTGGATTTGTTAAATATTGATTTACTGTCTTGTAAATATCTACGATTAAATCTAATGGGATGTTAGATCGCTCGTTATATGATTTTGAGAAATCCTGAAATCCCATAGTTGGAGGCAATTTATTGTTGCTCTTTAGTCTTAGGTTGATATTACTTTTAAAGCGGGTTGGTTTACGCAGTGGATAACCATAGCAATGGTAATGTGCTAGATTGTCAAACGGTATGGGAAAATTCAAAATATCATTTACATAATGCCAAATTCGACTGCTTGCCGGATTCTCAATTACATAAACTTTCGGATTGTAACGTTTGATAATTTCTATCGTATTATAGATACAAAGCTCACCATTAATGCGGTTCAGAAAAGAGCGATCATATTTGAATTGGACGTGCGGTAAATCATAATCCGCACGACTTCTAACTGTAAATTTTGATAATTCACGATTTACCGCTCCCGTTTCCTGTTTCCAACTTGCATTTCCCCCCCACATCGCACTTGCAACCGACCAACTCTCACAAGGCGGACTAGCTATAATCAAATCAGGTCTAGGCAGTTTATCAAGCTCATCGAATAGCTTGTTATCGCCAAACATACGGCTATAATCAGCTAAATTAAGATTAATAAAATGGTTATTTTTACTCTCAATATCTATGCCGATAGGGTAGATTTCGACTACCGACTTATCGATTGATTGATTAAATAGCTCTGCACCTTGCGTATAGCAACCATTGCCACTATCAAATAAAGCCCAAACAATCATATCAATCACCCGCTTCATGGTTTACCTTTGCCATATTTACCACCGGCAAAACATCAACCAGCGGTCGCGGTGTGTTGTGATCTTGCTTTGTGCTAAATTGACTGTTAGCCCACTCAATAAAATTATTTACGTAGTTGTTAACTACCGCAGGATAGTTTGCTGATTCCGCCGTTCGGATAATGTCATTTCGCAACTCAGAGCCAAACATAAGCCAACTGTATTTAGCGTCATCTAACGCACGTGTAACAGCCGATGGGTCGCCACTATTCATGCGTGTATAAAAATAACACCCGAAAATATCTACAAATCTTGAGTAGGGGATATTGATATTAATTTCGTTCATTCTTCACCTAAAAAATTAACCGCACTTTTACGGTGCGGTCCTGTTGATTAACTACAAAAATGAAACATCCATACGCGGTTATCAATCACAAATGCAATGTCGCCCGCCCACTCGTCACCAGTAAATCCGCCTTTAGTCGTGTGGCGAAAATACACATCAACAAGTCGACAAAAAGGATAGTCTAATTTAACTTTTTCAAACTTGCTTAGGTTGACATATTCAATACTTGCGCCATTAATCAATAAATTAGTTAGATCTTCAAGGTGATCACAAATAAATTGATTAATTTCGTGCTTTTGCCCTTTCGGTAACTTGTCGGCAATAACTCTTTTAAGGTTTTTAAGCGCATTTGCTAATGCTACATACTCGCACTTACACTCTCTCCACCACAATGGATGTTTCATTTTTAACCTCATTAATTTGGATAATAAAAAGCCCTCGTAGTGAGGGCTGTTGTTAGTGGAAGTTGTTTTATAGATGTTCTTTTTCGCCGCCGAACTCATTAATCAGATTTTTAACAAGTTCGGACAGTGTCGCCGTCATTAAGATAAAATCCGCATCAAAACGCTGTGCGACATCTTCTTTTAAGATGTCGTCATTTTTCTCACGGATTTGATCTTCAAATTTTAGCCGTTTTAAAGTGCAATCATCATTAAGCACAAACGATAGATTGTTTTCCCACTCAAGTGCTAATTTTGTAACAAATCCACGATCAGCCAGCGTTAAAATTTCCTCTTGAGCTAAGTCATTGTTTTTACATTTAATAACGCCGTCATCTGCTTTACTTCGTAGCTCCAAGTCCTCTTTTACGATCAACCATTCCGGCGCGTCCTCGTCAGCAATCCATCGAGACATAACGACAGCCGGCTCATTTTTAAATGCCAGCGGAACTACAGGTAAACTACCAAGAGTTTTACGCAACAAAGCCAACACATCTTCCGCGCGATTGGATGATGACGCGTCAACATAAATTAAGTCGTTTTTAGTATCAATCCAAAGTGCGGTGTGCTGATATTTACTGAATGCGCGCGGCAATAAAGCGGCAATAACATCATCTTTTAAGGTTTGTTTTTCGACTTTCTTGAGCTTTCGTCCATGGTCTTTTTCAAGTTTTTCGATCCGCTCATTTAGCTCTTTGTTTACCACTTCCGCCGGCAGGATTTTTGTTTCTTTTTTTGCAACTAAAAGCACGTTTCCGCCTGCTGTGTGGTGTAACAATCCACTATCTTTAAGTGGGGGAGCCCAACCGAAATGCGTACTATCGGATGGCTCGCAAGGAGTAAACACTGCGTAATTTAACTTGTCTTGTAAGTCGTCTAAATTAAGTGATTTAGTTAAGCGATAAATCATCGCATTTTTGAACCAGTACATTTTTTTACCTCAAATAAAAAAGCCACTAAAAAAATAGTGGCTTATATGTAACTCAAAACGGAATATCATCATCGAAATTGTCCGCACTTTCTGCCTGCTGTTTCGGTTTCACACCGTTTTTAGCGTCAGCGTAGGCATTCTTGCCTGAGTACGGTTTATCTTGATTATCACCGCTTTGCCGGCTATCTAACATCTGCAACACATCGCCTTGAATTTCTGTGGTATAGCGATCTTGCCCGTTTTGGTCTTGCCATTTACGAGTTCTTAAACGCCCCTCAACATAGACTTTTGAGCCTTTGCGTAGGTATTCGCCCGCCACTTCCGCCTGACGACGATAGAACACAATAGAGTGCCACTCTGTTTGAGTTTTGCGCTCGTTTGTGTTTTTATCAACCCAACTCTCACTTGTGGCCACGCTGATTTTCGCCACGGCATCACCATTTGGCATAGTGCGGATTTCAGGGTCGTTACCCAAGTTGCCGACAATAATTACTTTGTTTATTCCTGCCATGTTTCACCTACGTATTTAAATTAAATAAACATTCGTCATAAAACGAATTATATTCATCAATCAGTTCCGAGTAATTTTGCTCAAGCCACGGAAGCTGTTTCGCATATCGTTGTTCAAGCTCTCGCTTGTCTTTGCATTCCCGCAAGCCATCTTTCAGCTTTTCAATCACTGTTTTTTTGTCAGCTTGAGAGGGTTTTTCCGGAGTAGAGCTCGTACTCGGCGGCGTTGATTTGTTGTAGTGTTTTTGAGATTCTTGCTTTTTTTGCTCTGCCTTTTCTGGTGGAATGCTATCAACCAAATCATCCTCAACAATTTCAAGCGCTGTCAAATATAGGTAGCGACGTTGATAAGTTTGAATAGCGCCAAGGTTTTGAATTTCCGTACCTGATGGCAAGGCTTTTTGAACCATTGGAGAGGTAAATTCAATGCTTTCATCCTTTTCGCAATCGTATATTGTCAGCGTGGCAAGCTCAGAAGAATATCGAACAACAGCGCACATCTTTAATTCTTCAAAGATTTCATTAACTCTTGGAAGAAAATCCTTTAATTCAAAGTATTTAAAACTTCTATTATTACCAGTTTTCTTTAAGTTCTCTTTTTGTAACTTCACACGTGCTTGCGCTAACTTTGCGTAAATACTCATTTCTACACCTCAAAATTCATTCGTTTATAAATCGCTCGCACTCGCTCAACATCTTTAGCGCAATATTCAGCGACTTCATCAATGCGGCCACCTTGTACCGCCTGCCATACCTTAGAACCGTCAATATCGCCTTTCTGTTCGATATTAAGCACTTGGCATAGCTTATTAAGACTAGGTTTAGATTCTCGGTTATATCCGCACCATTCCCACATTGTGTCGTAAGTGTTTCGTTTATCCATTTTGTAGTATGGTTTTACGCCATTAATGATGCAGCGTTGCCACAAAAACAATCCGTCAAAACTCGTTACGTTATGCCCGATAAACACTGGAACGGTTTTACATCGGTTAGCCTGTTCTTTTAGCCAGTTATTAAACCGTGTCAGAATATCTTTCTCACGGTCTTTGACTTGCCAATCTTTGCGATAAAACGTGACCACTTCGTCATCATTAATTGCAGCGCTAACCACTACAACCTCACCGAACGCACCATCTAGAGAAGTCTTATTAACAGCAAGCTCTTTGTTTTCTTCGAGCCATTTGTTAATTGTTTCTTCGTTCTTATAATTTGCTGGCGGTGTAAGGTTTTCGCACACAAATTCTTGATGTTCTTTGCTTTGCGTTGGGATTGTTTCAATATCAATATAAATCTTCATTATTTCACCTAAAATGGGTTTTCTTCGTAATACAGCTCAATGATTTCACTTGCTCTTTGTGGGTCTATAATTCCACTCATTAGCCAGTCTTGAAATTCGTTCAATTTCCGCTCTTGTTCTTCTTTAGCGGTTTTGTCTTGCTCTTTACGATTAATCATTGAGAATGAATCCTTTTTCATAATCTTTTCTCCGCTGTTCAATTCGCTCTTCGGCAAGAGATTTAAGAATACAAATTCGCATTTCTTCAACATCATTTCCGAGTGCGATAGCTTTCACAAAATCATCATCTTCAAACGCCTTTTCACTAAACTTACAGAGTTCTTCGCTATCACCATTTGAAATATCTTCTTCGATACACTCAATTTCACGCTCTACCGCCTCGTTATACGCATCTTCGGCACAACATCTACGGTCATGATCATTGAACGTTTTGCGTTCCCATTGTGCTTGTAGGCTTTCCATTTGATACACCTCTTATAATTTCGAAAAAGTTATTCACATCATCAAACTGAAAGCCTTTAACTCGGCTACCGTTGATGATTAACGTTTTGGGTTGCGGAAGTTCGCCACGACATACTGCAGTCATAGCGGTTGCGTGATGAACGCCAAACATTTGTTTTAAATCCAAGAAGATGAAGAAGTCTTTATCATCTTGTTTTGATTGTCTTTGATTGATGTAATTATCAAATTTATCAAGCGACTTAGTCATTGATGGAGAGATGAATTTTCGTTTGCTAACAGACTTTGGAATTTTTATTTCTTTCTCTTTAACTTTAGCCTTTGGCTTGTTATCGCCAATTAAGCGAAAGCGTGTTCCATACATAGCGTTGTAACGCTCGATATGTCTATTAATAAACATCACAGCGTTTTGCTTTGAATGTTGTGGGTACGTTTTGTGAATTAGGCGACCATTGACGAAGAAAGATGCTTTAAATGCGCCATTCACTTCTTCTATATCAACTCTATAAGTCTTTTTTTCTTTCATCGTCTAATTCCTTTTGTTTGATGTTTGTGTATGCCATAGCTTGTTGCTTGGCTGGCTCTGTTAGATTTGGTTGGTATTGCCCGTTCTCGGCAATCCATTGCACTCTTGCTTGTTCACGCTCTAGTGCGGTAGGCTCACTTGCAAAACAATAGGAGATTCCGCCAATCAAAAAAGCAATAAACATCGCACAAGCAATCTTTGCTAAAGGTCGTGTGATTTCTGCGAATACATCAGTAAATTTTTCCATTTTTTGATTCCTTTTTAATCAATTTAGTGAATTTAGGGTGTAAAAATCCGCCACACGATTTTTCAAAAGTGCGGTCGGATTTTCCGTTGTTTTAGAAGTCTATTTTGACTGCTTTTGGATTAAAGCCTCTCAAGTGTTTTAATACACGCCAGTTTGTCATTTGGTCGATGTTAAAATCACTTGTGATGCGGTTTAAGATTTGATTGGTTGAGCGTAGCACGCTTAAATATTCGTAAGCCTGTCCGTAGATTTGAGAGCTCATATTTGAGCCTAAAACGTTAAAGGCTCTCTCAATATGTTGGAATGTGCCTACGCCACGTTTGAAAGCGAACCACAACCAAGCAAGCTGTTGTAATTCGTACTCAGTAAATTCAAAGGTGAATTTCTTTTCAGGTTCTGGCAAAGATAACTGTTGTGCTTGGTTGCGGTGCATTGCCATAAACGTACGGAGCACCACCAGATGAAACAGTGGGCTAATCCACATGGCATAGGCAATGACAAGCTCCTCGCAAGCGTAGGTTCCGCCGTTGGTGCCTCGAATAATTTTTAAGGCATGTTGGTTGTCTTTTTCGATTTCGGCAATCAGTGCTTTTGTGGTATCAAGGCGCACAAAATTAGATGGTTGATGTTTTGATTTTCCGCCACTGGCAATATGTAGATCGTTTAATGCGTAAAGATTTTCAAAAGTGCGGATAGATTGGGTTAAGATTTGTAAATTTGACAT